CACGAGGCGACTTAAGAGTCTTAGGGACAAAGACCACCCTGACGGGTGCTTCGTCCTCAGGTTCGATGAACTCAACAGCCTCAAGAGGAGAACCCTCTTCACCATGGTTTCGGAGTGATCCGATTCCAAATTCGGTGAAGGGAAATTGCTCTTCTAGACGGTTGTGCCACCGCTTAAACGTATATTTGGAGTTACCATCTATACGTTCCTGGGTCTTACCAGGGCCGTGGCATGGCTTAAGTTCTTCGTAAGGATCCCCATTGGGAATCCCTGCAAGGATGTCCGAAAGGACAATGGCGCTGACTCTCTCAAAATCTCTAATGAGAGGATCATTGTCAAACTTTAAGTCACTGAGCTCAAGCTCACACTCAAGAAACGCTTGCTCTGCCTTCCTCTCCCTACGGGGTGAGCAGGGGAGTTCGACCTTCTTGTGTAGTAGACAAATTTGTCTAACACACATGATGCAATCGAGACAAGGTTTCTCGAGCAACTTACCATCAGTACCAAAGATCTTGGACAGGAACCCTCTTAGGAATAAGGGGATACCATGACGAAAGCGGAAACCGCTTAAGTCACTTGGCTCCAAGAATCCTTTGTCAAGGCCTCTTTCGAAGCCTTTACAAAAGGATGGAAGAGTGATTGTCAAGAAACTATCACCTTCCGTCTTGGTACGGTCCAGGATTCTTACGATATCCCGGGCCGGGTCGACACCACACCTAGTCCCGCAACTAAGCAGGACTTCTTCCGAGAGCCATACGAGGCTTTTCACGATGCGCCCTTAAAGGTTGCACCGGTCCAAGGTTTGCTGAGAGCGAAAGCTCACACAGACTTTGAACTGTTTACCTGCACTATCGGAACATCATCCTTACATTCAACCCTACTCCGATTAAAGAGTGGAGCTAAAAGATGGATGATATCCGCACAGTATTTAACTGTGTAAAATAGTGTAGGCAAGATGGTGATCGCCAAGTAGAAAGGATTCTGTCTCTTGACAGGTCTTTTCTGATTAGGTTTCACCACCCAACACCTTGAGCAGATTTGCCGAAGTACAGAAGCCCGAAAGGGCGACTGCAATATCGCGCAATTCAGCATTCGTGTAGCCGACGGTCGGTCCATCCACTACCAGGTAGGCAGAGGAGGAATACAAGTTATTGTTAGCTGACGACAATGGGTCGGCAGCGATCTTCTGAGCGTCAAGACGCACAGTGAATCGCTTACGTTTTCCATAGGCGTGACTAATAGTAAGCTTGTATCCTCCATCATCCTTCTGATAAATAGAGGACTGACCGTTTCGTTCAATCGCAGGAAGCGATTGGGCCACGGCGTTGACGGTAACAGACTGTGGGTCAGCAAACATTTGGTTTCCGGAAGGTTAAGAGTTCACGCTCGGGATATCCCGAGCGCGGCTAAGACACCTAATTGATAGTTTGAAAAACTATCAAAGTTGGCGCCAAATCCATATGGAGACCCTACTACCCGTGTCTTAGAGATAATCTGTGATACAGATTCTCCAGACATCGAACCTTTAGGAATCCAGGAGGTCCCTTCTGGGGACGTTCCTATTTGATTCCAGGTGGTATACGATGAAATACGGTTCCG